ATGTAGTATATCGCCTCTTTAAGTATAAAAAATATATATTATAATTTTACTAATTCCATAATATTCATTTTTTATTTATAGTATATTTATTTCTCTTACCTTTTCTTCGCTCAGTCTTTCTAGTTTTACGGTTTCTATAAATTTTTTTCGTTTTTCTATTACCTGATTTTCTGATTTTTCTATACTTTTTTGTTCCTCCTACTCTTGGTGAAACCATTGCTTGTAACGTTATATTAAACGGTGGATTTTCTAAACTGGATAATACAACAGAACCATCCGTATATATTTTTCCCTTGTAAATAAACTTAACATTTTGATTGGTTGAAGTAATTAGATTTTCTGATACCAACTTTTCTAATAAAGCAGTTTTCATTTCTTCTATTGTAGTTGTTTCTGTTACAGGAAATGAAAAGGTATATGTTTTATATTGTATCTTGAGTTCTCTAGTTTCGGTTGCTTCTATAGGTTGTTCTGGTAATACTTCTGTTTCACCATAAACAGGAACTGCTTTAATTATATTGTAAACATCTCTTGCTTTTCCTTCCTGACAATAATCCGCACCAATTCCACCTGCTCCGTCTAGATATGCCTGTGATATAATAGCTGGGAATCTAGTTGTTGATTTATTTAAATAAAATGTATTAGATGTTCTATCCGACATAATATCACGAATTTGTTGTACATCCACTAATATCTGTAATCCGAGTAAAGCCGACATAGTTAAATATTTTTTATTGCGAATAATATTGTTATCTAATGTAAAACTTAGTTGATTTCCAGCTTCTTTACATCCGAATTTAATATTTTGTTTATTATTGAATTGTGTCAATATTTCTTGTTTAGATATTAAAAAATAACTATCATTTATTTTAAAACATAAATTATCTCTTGAACGTTTTAAATAATCATCGATTTTAACAGTCTCTTGAAGCATAGCATTAAATCCATTAGCATTTAAGTTAAATTGTTCTGGTGGTTGTGGTGGTTGTTGTGGTTGTTGTGGTTGCGATGGTTGTTGTGGTTGTGGTGGTTGTGGTGGTTGCGGTGGTTCTGGACGTTGTAATCCCAATTCTTCTAACATTCTAATTACATCTGTCATGTTATTTTGTATTGCGTATTTAAATGCGCTATTACCTTTCTTATTAACTTTTTCAGGTTTAGATTTTCTCGTTTGTATTAAAGCTATTGCTAGTTCTGACATATTATTTTCACAAGCATATATCAATGCTGTATTTCCTTGCTTACCAATTTTTTCAGGTTTAGATTGTCCGGTTTGTATTAAAGCCATCGCTACTTCTGGCATATTATTTTTACAAGCATATATCAATGAGGTTGTGTTTTCATAGTCAACTTGTCCTGGTTTAGATTGTCCGGTTTGTATTAAAGCCAATGCTACTTCTGGCATATTATTTTGACAAGCAAATGCCAACGCTGTATTACCAAGCCTATTTACTTGTCCCGGTTTGGATTCTCCAGTTTGTATTAAAGCCATCGCTACTTCTGGCATATTTTTTTCACAAGCAAATATTAATGCGGTATTTTTGTTTTCTTCTTCATCAACGTGTCCTGGTTTAGATTCTCCGGTTTGTAGTAAAGCCAGCGCTACTTCTGATACCTTTTGTTTACACGCCCACATCAATGCGGTAAAATGTTCATCGTCAACTATACCAGGATTAGATTGTCCAGTTTGTATTAAAGCCATTGCTAAGGGTTTATTACCAGACCAACAAGCCCATCTTAATGCGGTAATTTGTCTTCTATTAACCTGTTCCGGTTTAGATTCTCCAGTCTCTATTAATGCTAATGCTGCTTCTGTATGCCAATAGTGTTGAGACGCAATTATTAATGCTGTATCACCATCATTATTTACTTGTCCCGGTTTTGATTCACCTGTTTGTATTAAATCAATTATTGGTTTGTTATTATGTACATGTTTACATGCATACATTAATGCAGTTTTATCATTAATAACGTATCCAGGATTAGATTGACCTGTCTGTAATAAAGCCGTTATTACATCTTCCATATTATTTATACAAGCCCACATTAATGCTGAATTTGACCAACGTGGTATTATTTCAGGATGGGATTGTCCGGTTTGTATTAAAGCCATGGCTACATCAGGCATGGCTTCCTGACACGCATATACTAATGCGGTATAACCGGTTGGTTCAACTTGTCCTAAATCATATCTTCCAGAATTGATTGCTTCAAATATTTTTGATTTATCATTTTCATAATTGTCCCTAATGATTTTTATCAAATCGCCCATATATATATAGTTACAAATTTTTAAACTATATATGTTATAATAACATTCATTTTTTATTTCTCTTAATTTTTCTTCTTGAAGTCTTTCTAGATTTACGGTTTCGATAAATTTTTTTCGTTTTTCTATATTTTTTCTTTCCACCGGCTTGTGTAGCGCCCATTGGTTGTATATCTAGTGTTTCTAGTAATCTAACAACCTCTTTTTGATTTTTTCGTTTTGCGATATCTAATGCTGTATTACCATCAGCGTCAATTTGCTCTGGATGAGATTGTCCGGTTTGAATTAGAGCAATCGCTACTTCTGGCAAATAATAATAACAAGCTAATATTAGTGCTGTATTACCGTTAATATGGTCGACTTGTCCCGGATTAGATTGACCAGTTTGTATTAAAGCCATTGCTACATCAGGCATTGAATGAACACAAGCATACATTAATGCGGTAAAACCGTTTTTGGAAGCTAATTCTGGTCGTGATTGTCCGGTTTGTATTAAAGCCATGGCTACATCAGGCATTTCGTTACTACAAGCGTAAATTAACGCAGTATAACCATCTGAATCAACTTGGCCTAAATCATATCTTCCAGATTTTATTGCTTCAAATATTTTTGATTTATCATTTTCATAATTGTCCTTAATAATTTGTATTATATCACCCATATATATATAATTATGTAAAAAGTTTTTAAAGTATATATATATTAATATTATAGTTAGGACGTCTAATAATCTGTTTTATATAAAATAATATATTCAAACATTCTCTCCATTAAATATTTGATTTATCTTCAAGTTTCTTTACTAAAATGAACTTAAATTAGTAATTCCTCTACCGATAATAAGACCATGAATATCATGTGTTCCTTCATATGTATTTACTGCTTCTAAATTTAACATATGTCTTATAACGTGGTATTCATCTGAAATTCCATTGCCACCTAATATATCTCTAGCATTTCTAGCAACATTCAAAGATTTTAAACAATTATTACGTTTAATGATAGAAATTGTTTCTGGAATCATGTTTTCGTCATCTAACATTCTTCCTACTCTTAAAACAGATTGTAGTCCTAATGTTATTTCTGTTAACATGTCTGTTAATTTTATTTGAATCAATTGGTTTGATGCTAATGGTTTATTAAATTGTTTTCTCTCTATTGTATATTCTCTGGCTCTTAAATAACAATCCTCAGCAGCTCCAAGAACACCCCATGCTATACCATACCGCGCGTTATTTAGACAAGAAAATGGGCCTTTCAAACCTTTAACATTTGGTATTATATTTTCTTTTGGAACAACAACATTATCCATAAATATCATACCTGTATTAGATGCTCTTAATGAAAACTTGCCTTCTATTTTTGGTGATGATAATCCTACCATATCTTTTTCTAGTATAAATCCTCTTATATCATTATTTTCATCTTTTGCCCAAATGATAAATACATCAGCAATTGGTGAATTTGTGATCCAATTTTTACTACCATTTAGAATATAATTGTTGCCGTCAAATTTAGCGCGTGTTTTCATTCCAGATGGGTCACTTCCGTGGTCTGGTTCTGTTAGACCAAAACATCCTATTAAATTTCCTTTAGCTAATTCAGGTAAATACTTATCTTTTTGTTGTTGAGATCCAAATTTATAAATTGGATACATTACCAGAGAAGATTGAACACTCGCACAACTTCTATAACCGCTATCAATTCTCTCAATTTCACGCATAATTAACCCATATGATACATAATTTACACCTGCGCATCCGTACCCATCGATTGTCGGTCCGAGTAACCCAATATTACCCATTTCCTTTATTATATTTTTATCAAAAACTTCATTCCTAAATGAAGTAACAATATTTGGTTGTAGAATATCTCTCGAAAAATTATATGCTAATTCTTTTATAGATTTTTCTTCTTGAGATAATTGATTTTCTAATAAAAACGCATCTCGGTAATTAAATAAATTTCTTCTTACAATTCTATTAAAATTATTTCTTAACATTATTTATTATATAATAATTATTATCTATTTAAACTAATTTAATTTAATATTAAGTTGCGTATAATAATCCAGCATTACCGCCAACAAATATAACCATATTGACTCTTTCTTCAATAACATATAAATTGTAATTATATTCGTAAATTCTCCAGGTAGGTTTATTTATACCAACAATGTCGCCTGTTGCTGGGTCACATATAGTTAAAACTTGTGCGTAAGGATCGGCAGGAGGAGTAATAGTAGTGAATTGTAATTGAACGTTAGTAAATCTACTCATATTCATAGCGCCCGATGGTTGAACTTTAAATGGATCAGTATCTAAACAAAAATTATAACAATAAAGTCCAGGCGGAGCAAATCCAGCAGTTCTTACATATTTTTCTACAAAATTATATACACCTGCGGGTAGAATATTCTCTCTATACTGGCCATCTAATAATATTCCAAGCGCTACTAATATATCTTTTAGATTTTGTGGATTATATACACCGGTAGTATAAAGTCCGGATAAAGTGCCATTTGGTTCTAGTCCAGGTCCTAATAAAGGTGGTCCAGCAGGATTCGGATTTGGATAATCTCCTGCTGGTGGCGCTGGCATTACATCTTGCGGCATATATTCGTAAGGCCAGTTGGTATAATTGGACCATTGATTTCTTAGATTAGCGTCACTGCGCTGAAAATAAAACATCCAACTAATAACCATGCCTAATGAATCCATATTTACAATTTGTTGTCCAGTAACATTATAAAAAACCTTTTCATATACTTGTTTGATTAAATATTTTTGTTCATTCTTCGCAAATATGGTTGATTCGTCATTAGAGAGAAAACAATATGTACAATTTAAATTAATATCAGCAAACCAATTAGTTCTTGTATCAACATAAGAATTCGGGCCTAACTCTTCATCCGGTGGTGTTTGTAAAAATCTATAAAATTGCATATAATATTGATTGAAATTAGGCGCTACAACTGGAAAATTATTAGTATAATCAACAACATCACGAACTGTAAACCATTCATTAATTGGTCTAAAAGTGACATTAATCCATAATTCATTATATTGAAGAGCAACTAATGGAAATGCTTGCGTTGAGAGAAGACTAAACCAAGAACCAAGAGGTATATATAATGTGCGTCCCATAATTGAAGGTTGAGCTCCAGCAGGACTTGTAGTATAAAACGCATTTGGATACGCATTTACACGAGTTCCAGCATTTGCTGGGTCATTTAGCTCTGGAATGTTACCAATCATTTCATTAAATAGTGCCAATTTTTGACCGCTAAAATCTCTCTGTGCTGAAGCTAGAATATATTGACCTGAATATTGTTGTAGTTGTTGATTACCACAATTAATAGTTATTTTGCTTATGATTTGAGCTCCCAAATTTTTTATCCACGCAAATTCATATGGCGACCAATCTGAATAAACTGTTGTTCCGTCATTATTTTCATATGTTTGTGGTGGTAAAATTGGAGACCATATATTGGGTAGGTTAATAGAAATATAACAATCCATAAGTAAATCTGCGTACCTACGAATTTTAAACGTGAATGTGGATTCAGCAGTTAAACTAAGTTGAGGTGTCCCTTCAAATTCTATGCGAAAATTTTGCTTACCATAATTAGTGTATTTTTTATAAGTGCATTTAAAAAATGATTTTTGAGGGTTTCCGTTTAAAATTATATTTTGTTGTCCTTCCGAAACAAGATTCATTAATCCGCCTCCCATATTTAGTATATAATATGATTATTTTTTAATTCTTAATTTCATCATAATATAATTTATATCAAATACAAATAAATATCCTCATAAATTAAAATTGTTGTTTCTAAAAATTAATAAAATAGATATATATTAATAATGTCAGCAACTCAAACGGATTTTTTATCAAAAATACAATCTTTAGATGAAGATTTCCAAATTTATATGATATCAACTTTTATATTCATTATTCTGATTATTTTTATTGTATATATGATTTATTTAAGTAGACTTAAAAATAAGGAATGTAGTTTTATGGATTCCCTTTATCCCTCAGTTAATGGAAATATTAGGTCTATTACTTCTTCAGACCCTGATTGTAGTGGTAATTTATTTGATTATTATATTAAAACTGCTTACAATGCGTGTAGTGGTGGTAGTTATAAAAATAATTTTGTAGACCTTTGTAATCTTAAAGCAGTTATAAAACAAGGTGTAAGATGTTTAGATTTTGAAATTTATTCTATAGATAACAAACCAGTTGTTTCAACAAGTACAATAGATGATTATCATGTTAAGGAAACATTTAATTCGGTAAATTTTGATTCAGTTATGGATACAATTCGTAATTATGCTTTTGCTGGCGGTACTTGTCCTAATCCTACTGATCCTATGTTAGTTCATTTGCGATTTAAGAGTAATAATCAAGAAATGTATAAAAACTTGGCAAAAATATTCAAGGCGAATACTAGTATAATGTTGGGTCCAAGTTATAGTTATGAAGTGGAGGGAAAAAATTTAGGAAATGTGCCGTTATTATCTCTCCAAAATAAAGTTATATTGATTGTAGATAGAAGCAATACAGCATTTTTAGAAAATGAGGAGTTACTTGAGTTTGTAAATTTGACAAGTAATTCTATTTTTATGAGAGAATATAACTATTATAATGTCAAAAATAATCCTGATATTAATGAATTAACTGAATATAATAAACGAGGTATGACGATAGTTCTTCCTGATAGTGGTTCTAATCCTCCAAATCCCAGTGGTCTGCTTTGTAGAGCAGTTGGTTGCCAAATGGTAGCAATGAGATATCAATATGTAGATAATTTTCTTACTGAGAATGCTGGGTTTTTTGATAATGCTGGTTATGCTTTTTCTCTCAAACCACTTGAATTAAGATATCAACCAGTTAGTGTGCCTGCTCCAACACAACAAAATCCTAATTATTCTTATGAAACTAGAACAGCATCTACAGATTATTATAGTTTTAAATTTTAATAGTTTTAAATATATATAAAGACTTTCAAATATATATATTTAACATGATACCATACGTGTTTTCAAGTGTTCGAACAGGTCGTAAACGTCCTTATTTGCATCAAGATTTTGGTCTTGTAAAAGAAGATGAAACGCAAACATATTTTTTAGACAAAATTAGTGAATTTATATCTGATATAATAGACTATGAAACTTTAAAAAGTGTTGAAGATATGGATAATTTTTTTGATAACTATTGTGATGATTGTTATATGGAAAATTCGCCATGGGATGTCATGATTTTTAGAAATGGAGAATGGGAAAATATGACACCGTCATTTGACAAAATTTGGGAACATATTCAACTTCTAAAATTAGAGGAGAAAAAAGAAGAAAAATACGAAGAAGAAAAAGAAGAGATAATTAATTTGACAGAAACCGATAAGGAAATACTGGCAAAATTAAACGATTTTTTTAAAGAATTATTAAATGAAATGCCATTGACTCCTGAAATAATAGAAAATTTTAAGAATATGAATCAATATCAACAATTTACATTTTTATTTAATAATGTGACACCTAAAAAATATTCTGAAAATAAAGAGTTGTTTCATAAATTTTTAAATATTTCTATTAAACTTATGAAAAAAGATATCGAAAATATTTCAGAAAAATTAGAAAGTAAGCATGATGATGAATTATCGGAACAATTAGAACAATTATTATATGTTCTAAGTAATGCTATATTAGTTAAACAAACTTTCAATATTTAGTATAACCATTCAATAATATTTATATCATCTATTAAATATTTTCTTTTGATTACATCAATAATTATACGAACTGCTATTTGGTGGCGCGCTTCACGATATGTATCAATATCTTCTAAGACGCTAATCATTGTAAAACCTGGCGACCAATTGTTACTACATAATATTGTTTCGCAGCAAAAACATTGTATTCCTGTATATTGTTTAAGTTTTTTATAAAATTCAGAATTCATTGTATTATGC